ATGCTTAACCGGCTTAAAGCCGAAAGGAGTATCAAGATTTGCCATATTTTTTACCTCAACAAAAATTTAAATTTTACGAAATAGTCACACTTCCAGACAAGCCATCTTTACCCTCTCCACGAGAGTTTCGCTTAATTTGGTTTTCTACCTCACTAATCTTGGCTTGTGATTCGGCTCGGTCTGCCTCATAAAGCTCTTCTGGGATCTCCATTAGAACAGCTCTTTGATTGTTACCCACACTAGGGTTAGTGGCACTACCAATATTAGTCGGTCTGCCAATCTTTGAATCCCCAACAGGTGAGCCATCATCAACAGTGTTCCATCCAGCGTCCTTGAACATCTGAATGCGATCTCCAGTATCATTAACAAACCGGCGCACGAAACCGGACTTCTTCGGTGCAGTCAAGATATTTCTTGATCCAAGCGGTATTCTTTTGCGGGGCTGCTCGCTTTTAACACTCTCTATTTTAGTTGCCTGCTCTGTCATAACATAATCCTCTTATTATTCTTGCATACTTGCAATGTCTTTAATATATTGTTCTTCGGACATAATGCCACCGCGAACAAATTGGTTCATGATACTAACTTGGTCAGGAGTCAGATCAGCTTTGCTGAAAGAAGTTGAAGCACCTTTATTGTTGGAACCTTTATCGACTGGAGAAACAGGTCCGATTGGTTTCGTTGCAACATTGGTAACTGTTCCAGACTTGGAAGGTGCAAACTTTTCTGGAAAAACCTCTTGAACTTTCTGCCGTACCAGTGCATAAATCCTCGGAAGTGGAGCACCAACATAATTTTGCGCTACACTATCTGCAAACTGGGCCATCTCGTTGTCTTCCAAGTACCATTGATTATCCTGAATCCATTCATCATATACAGGATTTTCAACAGTACCAGACTTGCTACTATCATTAATTTTGGGTGCAGCAAGATCGTTTTTCTTTGCTTCGATCTGTGCATCCAACTCTTCAACTTTATCTACATCAGCAAGTTCAATAGCCGACTTGCGTTCCTTCTTAAGAGATTCGATCTCAGCAGTTAACTTCTTAACTTCAGTCTGATAGACTTTCTCATTGTGTTCTTTCAGTGCATTTACAGATGCCTGAACAGCACTAAGATTCTCCTTCAAGTCTTTGTTGTGCTTACTCATTGCCTTCTGAATGTCTTTCGACCTCAGAATATATGTGACCGCATCAACTGCGTCTTCACCTACATGATCAGCACGCCAGCCAAGTTGTGCAGCAAGTTCTTCTACAGATGGAGCATTCTTGGTTTGATCAGAATCAGCATTACCATTAGGGGTTTTAGTTTGATTGGAAGATTGATCATCACCAGAATTGACGGCCACAACAGCAGACTTAATAACCTTGTCAATAACTGCTGTTGCTTCTGTAGAAGAACCATCAGTTGCTTCGGCTGCACTAATTATATCATCAACGAATTCTTCTGCCATAATAACACCTATTTAAAAGAGTAACCGAGCTAAAACATCATTGTCATTAATCAAGACATAAGAGTTGTCATCCTTGCCAGGCATTGACACACCGGCATAACGGGAGTAACTAATCTTATCGCCGACCTCTGCCCAGGCAACTCCGTCATCAAGGTCTTTCCAGGCAGTAGGTCCAATGGCAATCAAGGTTCCTACTGTTGCTGCTTGCTGTTCCTTTTCCCGAATTGTCTCAGGCAAATAGATTCCGCCCTTAGTCTTTTCTTCGACCTTCTCAGGAAGAATTAGCAAGTGCCCGCCAGTCGGTAAGATGCCAGATTGATTAATAGCCATAATGTGTTCACTCATAATTATTACCCTTTTAAATAATTGTTATTCTTAATAAATGCGTCTTCTTAATAAATGCGTCTTCTTAATAACCACTTACTTCATCAACTTCATTCTCTACAGAACTATCTTCAAAAGAAATATTAAGAAGCTGATCCAAACCAGCTATTTGCCCAACTAATCTATTAGTAGTTCCATGTGTAGCAGCTGCCTCATAGCCTATACTATTTCCATTGGCAAGCTGTTCAACTATTGCTTGTCTAGATTTCTTAAGTTCAGCAAAGATCTCTTTCGTTACTGGATGGTTTTTCCACTCTTGGAATTGTTCACTAGTTAGCATAACTTAATCCTTAGTATTTTTAGTACAATAACTAATACTATCAGTAGGATTAGGCCGTAATCTCATAACTAATATTCTATTATATTCAATCATTATCTCTAGTTGTCTATTAAGATAACACCAATCATTCTCAAACAAAGTAATTACCTTCTCATAATTTACAAGGAAAGTAACTAACTTAACAATCTTTTCACTAAGTTCCTTCTGTTCAACTAAAACTCTCTCTTGATATTCTTCCATCTGAGTTCTCCTCAATTCTGATTAACTTTCTCCAAATCTTTCTTCCTCTTATTCGCTGCAGTTGTTACATTACCAGCATAAAAAACATTCTTGTCTGGAGTATCATTCTTATTTTTACCCAAACCAAGTGCACGTAAAAAAGAAAACGTACCTTTCTTTTTCTTTTCTAATTCATCCATCAGATTTCTCCATCAGTTTATTACTACAAGTCAGTGTTATTGTACCTACTCCTAAATGACCTATCCCGAAAGGCATTGCATGAATAGCACAAACAGCACCATAAAGGACATGACGATCTGTGCAAGTGTCTTTCTTGATACAATCTCCCTGACCTTCAGGTGTTGCTGAGGGATAATTACAACATGGTGTTACGAGTGAATATGACATATTATTCTCCTTTGTTTAAGCCATACTCTTTTTTCATAGTACTTTCTTTCAATCCACCAGGAGCTTTGCCAAGACTTTGCTGAGATCTCCCAAGCTCTAACTGCCCAGAGATTTGTTTATCCTTAAGAGCTAAATCAATCTTGTCATTATCCATTTCTTCAATGGTCTTTTCTTGCTCAAGTTGTTTGCCTGGAATCTCTGCCCTTATCTTATCTGCTTCTGCATTCAACTTTGCAACCTTTGCTTGAAGCTCCTCAATCTCAGACTGGAGTTTTTGCATAGCGAGTTGTTCAGCAGGATCAGGCTGATCATCTTGTGGCATGAACTTTTCAACATCTTCTATATCAAGTGCAAGTAAGTATTGTCGCAAGATCTCCTGATCATTCAATCCTTGCCCTCGCAGCTCTAGCATGGCCTTCGCCTTGAGAAGCCGCTGCATCATTGTCGTGCTGTTCGGATCACTAACCGGTACAACATCGAAATCTGCACTAGAAAAGTCAGCCTGAACAATTGCAGCACTATCATCCAGGACAACGCTATATGTCATCTGATCTAGATAAAGAGCATTAAGCCTTCGTAACTTTATGAACTCCTTATATTGGCTACGATAAAGTCTCTTGTGAATGGCACTATAGACTTGCAACCCCTGCTCAATAAGTGCAAGAACAGATTCAGCCGGAACATTCGCACCTGGAGAATTGCCAGCAAGAATCTCTGTCATGCTGGCAAGTTCTTTGCCACTCTCGATTAAAAGGCCGAGCAATTGGAAGAGAACATTACTTGGTTCACGCACTGGCATTGGAAAGATGTTCTTCCGCAGATCGTCGCCAGTTGCATCAACTGGTTTCCACTCGCCAGACTTGACCTGGATTGATTTGCCCCTACCGAGTTTAAGCCCCCTACCCAGGAATCCACTTTGACGATTTGATAACGTCCCTGCATCCAGCAACTGATTAATAACTGTGTTTATAGCTGAGTTGCTGCTCATCAAAAGAGAGCCAAACCCCATACCATAAAAGCCGCCATCAATCGCAGGCATAAAAATAAATCGAGTAAAATACTGTTCAGGAATTATTTTAACAATCGGTCCGTCTGGATCAACTACGCCAGCTTCATCAGACTTGCGAATAATTCCATCCGTGGCAAACCTCGGAGAGATCCTTACTAACTTCTGTGACTGCTCATGGACAGTTACTACATATGGCTCTTGATAACCATCCCCATCAAGGTCGTACCAACGATGTTGTTCAATAAACAAATGTGGAGTGTCTTCATCTACATCAGCAGTCTTATCGCTAGTGGCTTGACCAAGTTCGTCGATATTAAACTTGATAAAGATTCCAGAATTGATGCGTTCAACGATTTCGTTATGGTACAAATAGATTCGATGCGTAACTCGTGGAGCCCTCTCCAGTGATTCGGCAAAGTAATTTACAACTAAATCATCAGCGAAGACTATCTGAGATACAGACTTCCTTTCAATCGAATCAAAGTAACTCTTTTTGAATACACAACCGATTGCTGGTAACGTAAAAAGTAGCTGATCAACTCCTTCTTCCCAATCTTCCATTAGGGATAGAAGCTGAAAAGACATAAACTGAGAAATTCGGTTAGCCTTATCGAACTTACGGTTGTCAGGATCAGTTCCTATTACCTTACCTTTTACGACTTCATTCCCTTTAATGAGTTCAGGATATGCGCGGGCAGCAAACTGGATACAGGCATTAATAATTAATGGATACTTAACATTCGCTACAACTTCACCTGCATAGATTTTCTTCTTTACGAGCAGCTTCGCCAGGTCTATGATCTGCACATTGAGAGCTTCCCACTCTGTGCGGCTAGCCAGATCGAGTTTGTAGCCTTCCAGGACTTTGGTCGTTATATCAGATAAGGTTTCCTTATTTTGTTTGTCTGCCAAGTTTGTGATGAGAACAACTGCTTCAGCTCGAAGAGCTTCTTTTTCTACAAGTGCAGTCGTAAGTGAGTCTGCCTGAACGGGGGCAATTATATCCTCGATGGGTTCCTCAGTTGCCCAAAAAGGAACTTGGCCCAGGAGTGACGATTGTTCGGTGTCTGGCAAGTTTGTGCCTGTATTCAAGGTTGAGTTTATACGTGTAGGCAGCTTCGCTGCTTGGCCAGCTATAATTGCATTCGCCATCGGAGTCGCTGGATTACCTGGATCAACAAGTTCCTCTACAGGAAATTCGTAACCATTATTAGCCATTATTAATTTCCTGCGATCTAATACTTAATAAAGATTCTCTAGTTGCTACTAATTGTTGCTTACCAAGTGCTCGAGTACCTAAAGAACAATGACAAATAAATATTTTAGTTTTTGGAGAAAAGTTTTTCCCTCTACGAATATGAAAAGAAAAATAAATCACATTACATCTTAAACCAGAATAAAAATTATCAGTATCAAAAGCATAATAATTTTTATAAGATAAAACAAAGAAAGGAATAACAAATTTAAAACCAAAAAAAGTAGTTTTATTTGACAGCCAATTTAAACCAAAATACAGTCTTTCACCTTCATCAACTCTGTGAATAAGCATATTTAATATCCTGTAACCAGACTTGCTTCCTGGTGATTGTACAGCTCGCTTTCTTCCCATGCCTGAAACTCCCAATAGGGCTTAGCAATTGCACGCTTGAGTCCAGACATAATCAAGTATCGAGTGCAGTCCATAAGGTGATCTCTGTCCTTAACAATCTGGCCGTTCTCATCCCTGCGGTAAATTCTAAACTCTGAGAACCAATTAACCAGCGAACCAAACACTTTCAGGCGATTGGTACTGAGCATTTGCCATACAGCATACAGGCCGGCTTCAACAGACTTGTTGGCATTCTCAAGATCAAGCCCTAACCCTAGGTATTGTTCAAAAAGCTGCTTTCCGTCATCTTGTGAACGACCATGTGCAGCTGAATCAACCACGCCTGGAATCCACACACCACGAGCGCGAATGGCATCCGCATGGATCAGTGGTAACTGTTGGCCCTGGTAATATTCAGAATACAGATAAGTTATGTTGCTGGTCGGATCTGTGGCTGCCCAAACAGTTGCAGTCTTCTTCCAGCCAACATCCAACGCATAACAGCGAAGCCAATGATCTGGAATGGCAAAATCTTCTACGGTGATATTACTTTCGAGGATTGGGTAAATTGCACCAGCCCCAAGTTGTGGAACACCTTTCGATCTGGCGTCACGTTGATGAGGAGGTAAGGCTGCCCAGAGTTTATCTTTCTGTTCAGTGGTGAGATGTGGAGCATCGTCCCATGTTGCCTGGATTAAGAACTTACTACCTTCTTGGTTATCTTCTATTTTGCCATTTGGCATAAACTGAAGAACAGTATCAGTTAGGCCTTCTAACGGTGTGAATGTAAGCATGATTAGACCATTAGTTGTCATGGTCCTGGTAATACATTCAGTGTAGATTGGAAGTGGACATTCTTCGTCCAGCCAGATTAAGTCTTGTTCAGTTCCTTCAAAAGACTTGCGACCCTCAGCATATGACTTGATCTTAATCCGAGATATGCCACCTGAGATATGCTTGACCAAAATCATGTCGATGGCGTTGGCAACTCCACCAGCCTTAGGACTAGTTTTGATTATGTACTTTTCAGGGATGAGTCCAGTACCGTATTCCTCGGGATTACCTATCAGTTTATACTGAACGATATCTCTGGCAGTTGTGCTGGTCGTTCCACAGGCCCAGATTGAAACTGGTTTGGTGAATCTCTTTCCAGTCCACCAAGCAGGATATCTGCCTGTTGCATGTAGAGTTGTTTCGTATGCACCAATTCCTTCGCTCTTGCCTATGCGGTTTGCAGCCATGATGCAACGCTCACTAAATGTGCTGCCGGCTGCAAAGAACTGCATGTGCTTAGGATAGCAATCTCGACTTAACGGACCTTCTTCCGGATAATATTGTGTTATCTTATTTTGCTTAATGCGGATGTTCTTGGCTTGCAATAGTTTTAAATATTGCTCTTTGCGATCTCTATCAAGGTGGGAAAGATCCATCATTATGACCTATTAATATTGTGAAAAGGATCAAATGATAGATCTTCTAAAATTGAGGTGTCTTCCATCAGAAGGGGCTCTTCAAAAGATTCATCAGGAATAAAGAGCCCTTCTTGTTCTTCAGCACAGAATAAATCTTCCAGAGATAAATCATCCTCGTTAGCAGGAGCAGTGACAACAGCTTGGCATGAAGCAAGAGGAATGGTTGCAAATGATAAGTTGTGATGTAAGGACTTTTTAATCTCTGGAAGATTTTTACCACCTGTGCGATTGATTGCTTCTTCTATGGCTGCTATTTCAGCATCGAGTTCTTCATCAGTTTTAGTTTGCAGAGTCATGTCAATGTTCAAGCGATCGGGAGCTTTATACCCATTGCGATCGAGAACATCTTTGGCTGCATTAAATTGTACGGATGCCGGAACAGCTTTGCGGGAACTAGAGTTGAGAAGGTGCTCGAATGTTGCAAGCGCTTCTTTGTTGAGACTGACAAGTTTCTTTCGAACATCCAAAGTTGCTTCGTGCGCCCTGTCTTGAAGGCCATTCAAGTAGGCTTGCCCAAGTGGTGAGCGCAAGATTGTAGATACGGAGGATTGTGCCATGCCAAGACGCTCAGCAATCTCTTGGTTTTTGTACCCGTTGAAGGCCATCTGGATAATGTTGCGATGTTGGCTTTTTAACTCTTTCAACATGGTTGGCAGCTTTACAGGTGAAATAGGTTAAATGACTGTTGTAAACCTTTTGGAACTTTACTATTTCAAAATGACATATTATGGTAGAAATAGCAACATAAAAATGCATAAGGACTTAATTTTCCTGCTTTTTCCATAATGCCGGCAATCATATTGAGCCTCCTATAATATATAATGCTTGGCTGTTTTGCTAAGGCTACCAAGTTTCTATGTAAGCCAAGTTGAAAGGTGCTGTCAATATGATTGTTCCCGGCCTGGCTGTTCATAAATGAACACAGTTTTGATAGGTGCTATTTGACGGCAATTCAGATAGGCTTGTATCCGCAAATTATATGAGAAAGCCTAATCCACTACAGTAGGATCGAGGCATCCACATGCAGGCAGGTCACACGTAAGAACAATTGTTCCCCTGGCAAGCAGGTACGCACGCACACAAGATGCACCAGGCATTCAGATGAACAATTTAAAATTATGTACCTGGCAAACTGTAGAACGATTCAACAAGTTGTACCTGGCAGACTGGCGAGCATCATATAAATGGGAAACAGAATAACTCTTGACAACCTGGAAATGGGGAAGTATTGTAATTGGGAAATGGCAAGCAAGTAGAAAAGAAAGAATGGTGAAAAATAATTCTTGACATAGCTTTCCACATAATATACATTGGAGTTAACAAGAGGCAGATAGTTAGTTTCCTGGACAACCGGGAAAGTTAGAAACAACCTTAACTTTGAAGGAGAATTACCATGGTACTACTTGATAACGGTATTAATTGGGTATGGTTCTATGATACTGAAAAAATGACCTGTTGGCGTGAACATAGAGGAGAAGTCATTACAAAATATGATGCAACTATTTCTTTTTGGGGAAATAGTAATGGTCATAGCGGAATAGATATTGAACATTTCCGCAAGACAGGCGAAACAATATCTTATATAAAAGACACTGTTTGGCTTACTAATGGAGAAAAGCTTTCTTTGAATGTGAATGATTTTAAATCTCGGAAATAAAAACTTGACAATCCTTTCCCCAGGTGATACACAGTAATTAACAGGCTGAGAAACGGTCTTAGCCATAAGTAGTCTAACCATCATAAAGGAGTTTTATCATGGCACAGTCAATATTCGTAACACTTGACACGTTGAAAACAGAGACTTCAGTCCCGGTAGTTGGAGCAATGGTTGCACATACTTTGCCACGGTCAATCTTTCCGACCAGCGAACAGTTTGCCGATGAACAGAAATTGGTTGCATGGGCAAAGGAAAGCGGATGCTTACATGCATGTTTGCAGAAAGGCGTGCAAGCTAAGTTGATAGATGCACGAGCGACTTTTAAGGCAACGAAGAAAGGTGCAGAATGGTCGGAGAAGCTTGGCCAAGAAAACGTGGATAAGATGAAATGGGAGGCTGCTGAAAGACCTGCATCGGCCAAAACTGACGAACAGAAAGCAATTGAGGCTATGACCAAATTGACGCCGGAACAACTTGCAGCAATCATCGCAGGTATGCAGGCAAACAATTAACAACCATTCAAACCGGGTATGATCCTTGTGATTGTACCCGGTAAGTGAGATGATAATATGCAGTATTCAAAACGCTTCATAAGTTTCTTTAACCGAAAATCCGCGCCATACCTGCCTGAATGGGTTATTGAGGCATGGTATGTACAATTCTCTGAAGTTGACTTCCACTTGGTGATAGTATGAAAACCTTGAGACTGCAAAAAGATGTAACTTACGGAATTGAGTTTGCCAAAGCAATTAAGCTAACCTCAACTCGTGAAGAGAGGAAAATGGTCAGATGTTTACTCTGTGGAGATATTCACAACGTAACCAGTACACTGAGATATCTTAATGTATATCCTGAACGGCTGAACAAAGCCATTAAGACTGGCATATATATTGAGCTTTGCAAGTGATATAATGCCTAACAAACTGAATTGAAGGTTTAACTTGCTGATTAGCAAAAACTTGTAAAGGCCAGTAGCGAGAGATTGTTGCTGGCTTTTTTGTGTACACTTGGCACCACCTGGATACTATTGGACACCAAACGTAACCACCTGGACACCCTTCAAATGTCACCACCTGTAACCACCTGTAACCAACCGTAACCCTAATGTCACCACCTGACGCCGGATGGACACACATAACTGGCACCACTTGGCACCACATTAGCACCAACTGTCACCACATGGACACATAAGGGCTAAAAAAGAGTAATCATTTCAAATAGTTACATTCCTGTGTGTCCAAAAGTTGTCAATAGTGTCCAACCGTACACCTCCCCCCCGTGTCGTGCGTGTGAGAGGGGGGGGTCCTGTTTTAGTATTTAATTTTTTTTTTAAATACTTAAATAGAATGGTCGGGGGGAGGTGTACACACGGACTCTTTTGCCGCCAACCGTACACAGCCCTCAAATTCCCCAACAATATCAACCACTTACACAACCAACCTGTAACCAAACGTAACCAAAACATTACCACCCGGCACCACCCGTACACCACAAAACGGCACCACCCGGCACCAAACCATTGACAAACGGCACCAACCCATGTTAAACTGTCACCAACCGTACACCCTTGCAAGCTACCTGTGCTTGCTAAACAACCATTCATAAGGAGCCTTACCATGTCAAGCCCTCACATGTCCTTTCGCCTGAACCATTACCAACTAGCCAAAGCATTAAGAATCTTAGTAACCTTAGAACCAGACCAACCAATAGCATCATTATCCCAGGCAGCCAAGCTAATAATCATTGACTGGATATCAAAGCATTCCATCCACACATCATTAGAGTGTGCTCAGGCAGATATAAAAGCCATTGAGACAATCATCGCATTACCAGTAGATCGAATCGACCCATATACAACCATTCAAAACATTATGGCCCAAGCAAAAGCCCAATCTCAACCATTGTATGACCAACAAGCATTTCAGATAAAAGAACAGGCAAAGAAGTCAGCTCAGCAGATACAAAGAGATATTGAAGATGCCAGACTCTTTGAACAGATCAAACGTAAAGCACGTGGGGAACAAGAAGCAAAAGATAAAGAGATTGATACACAAATAGAGTTATCTTTGCAAACAAGACAAACACTCCCCAAACCGTCAGAATTTCATGATCCAAACAACACAGATTCAAAGATATCCACTGTAACTGATTTCAGCCCACCGAAAGATTGGATAGACAGCGAGGGATAAGCACAACTAATGGACGGGCATAACGTGGTGAAATTACAAGGTTTTTGCCGTTATGCCCGCTTAGCCACCACAACGGCCACCACGCCACGTTCCCGACCGTCCATGCCACCATACCCGCACGCCACGTCCGGCCCACCACGTCCATCCTACGCCTTTCCCGGCCCTATTTCGCCCAACCACCATACTATATACACGCCACCGACCGACTACCACAGCGTATCACCCGGCAACAACCGTAAACCGCCTACGTGTTTTTCCGTTGACAAACCACTATGTATACGTTACACTATACCTATGATATAGCCATGTTTTCACAACATTTAATTAACTCAACCTTGGGATAACCTATGCAACAGTTAAAGCCAAACCAAATAAGTACCTGGCCAATCTTACGATGGTCCGAAGCAGCCATCTTATTCAAGCAATTAATACGCCATTGCAAGGCTGACCAAAAACAATATCTTAACCTAACAGTCAGTATTATCAGCCGCAGATTGGCAGATAAAATGCTTGGAATGATCAAAGCCAGGAGGGAAGAAAATGTTTTATTGGCACGCAACAAATAATAGCGACCTGGAAAGCATTATGCAGCATGGCCTAAAGGCACCAGTGTATGTATGTAATAATCCCGGTAGTTGTCTGCAAATCAGAAACCAACAAATTGAAGAAAATGATAAGTCAGGCCCTGGTACATTATTAAAAGTCTGGCTGTCGGATAAGTACAAACTAGTTATGGATGAAGATACAGATTATGACGCATTCGTTTGTAACTCTGACATACCAGTGAACAGAATTACCATTGATATGCCTTTCATCTGAATTACACAGCTTATCTGAATTACACCCATCACCTGGAGCGATCATGCGACTCATCCAAGCAAACTATTATCTTGTAATTCGCAAACTGAAAGATACTACCAGTAGAGGTACAGTAGTGCAGGGATATAAAAACAAAGCACAGGCAGAGCAAGACAAAATTGATTATTTAAGACGACTTCCAAATCATAACGTCTGGGTAATAGCTAGAGAAGATTATTAGTCACCCTCAAAATAGGAGAACAATCGATGAAACCATTTCCCTGTAATTTCTGCCATCAGCCAACATTACGCATCTGTCGAGATAGCAGACTTAAAAATGATTTAGTCAATTGTTGCAAAGCCTGCCAGGCAGAGCAAAATAAAATTAAAGAGCACATAACGATTAGTAGTGTATGCAAACTTTATAAAGACTAACTAAGCAACGAAGTTGCCCACCTGTAACCATCAGCCACAAGGAGTAACCGTCATGGCTTATACCACACACAACTATCGAACCAAAAAAGAAATTAAACTAGCCATTGCAGCCGGCCAGAAAATAACTTGCTTCCAGCCCGGACCATTTGGACCAACCGTACCTGCGAACGGCACCATATATTTAGAGGGTCCTCATTATCCAGAGGCGCACAAATGGTACGGCCAGGGCCAGATGAAGGATGGCCAGCTGGTAGGTATTAAATAAGATTGCCTGCCTAATCACCATGGCAAAGACTTTGCAATATTGAGCTTTTGCCCTGGTTATGAGTTAGTCAATTTAATAACCTCAACAATGGAGCCAAACATGAAAGCTAAGCCACGTAGTAATAAGAATCATTTCACACCTCTTGACGCCATGCAGACAGAAGCTATTTGCCTTGGAATTCTTTGGACATTTGGGGCAGTAGCTATAGTTAGTCTGCTCGTTTTCTTTGGAATCCACGAAGTAAAGGAAGTATTCCAACCAATTATTAATGCCTTACAAGTTCAGCCAAATATCCAGTAAACGTAAGCTATATTGCCAAATGTTTAGTTTAGCTGTTCACTTGTGAACGCCCATTATAAAAATCAGTCAATAAGGAGCTTGACGCAATTATGAAAGGCAAAACAATTCGTTTCTACAACAGATTTGGAACCCACATGGGATGGAAATACCTTGCCAATGTGACATACTTTGAACTGATTAACTGGATCAAAGCAGGCAATACATTAAGATTCCAGAAGCAAACACTTACTAAGGAATCTCACAGTAATGAAATATTCAAAATCTTGCGGAGATCATAACTATGAAAAAACTCTGTCCAGTTTGCAACACCCTCAATGATGCAATCGGCTTCAACTTAACAGAAAAAGAAATTCATAACATTAGCAAAATTGGTTTATCCGAACATCTTTGCAAGACCTGCTACCAGAAAGAACTATCAGCATTGTTAGAATCTACCAAAGCCACACTCATCCCACTTAATAGAGAAAAATCAACTCTTCAGACCGCTTACCATAAAGCCTACGAAACCTGGAAAGACGTAGCAACCTTGTACCAGGCCATAGATTACAATCTCAACATGAATAAACATGCAATCAAAATGAAAGAAACAGTCAAAGTTAAGGTGCCAAAAACTAGTGAACCAGTCAACATTGAGCTTCTTTGCCAGCAGATTCTTTCAACCCTAAGTAAAGAACAACAAGCAGCGATCATTCAAACCTTTAAAGCAACTCAACAAATAGGAAATTAATTATGACTAAAGAACAAGCAATCGAACTTAGTAAAACTGCTTTTTGGAAAGATTTATCTTATGAAGGGATAGTAAAGTTTCAACTTTTTGAACCTTTACTTTGTATGCCATTTGAAGTTTTTCATGAAGCATTAGAAAAATGTTTAAACAGGCCAGTATTTACACATGAGCTCGGTTTAAACTATGAGGGAATAAAATTAGAGTTTCTAAAAGAAAAGCCTGCACCAACACTAGAAGAAATTATTAACTTAATTCCTAAAGATAAAAGATTTATTTTATTATCAAAGTAAGGAGCCTCACAATATCAAGTTCAATCATAACATTCCGCCTCACTTTCCATCAACTGGCTCGTGGTCTTCAGATTGTCCACAGCCTGGAACCGAACTTCCAACTTACAAGTCTTAGCCAATTAATAAAGGAATCTAACCATGAGTAAAGCCCACGTAGTTTCAACCCGCATGAACATTGAAGATCTCGCCAAAGGCCGTGATGGCTTACTAGCTAAGGGCCTCGACCCAGCTGACATCACTACCATGAGTCAGCTCATCAAACTTACCTTCTACTACGGAATTATTTATCTCTGCCAAGATCCAAAAGATCCACCAAGTCAGGAATCAATCGACTTTATAAGACAGAAATTCAGCCAAACCAAAGTAGCTAGAGGACTAACTCTGGATGATCTGAAATAGCAAGTATTAATACTTATTATCGGAGAAATGTTATGTGCGAATCTATCAAAGAAGTCTTAATGCGACGTGACGGAAGATCTGCACTTGAAGCACAAGACATAATCAATCAAGCCAGGGAAGCCTTGCAAGAATATATAGCTTCTGGTGATTTTGAGGCTGCTGAAAATGTTTGTGAAGAATACTTTGGCCTGGAACCAGATTTTTTAACAGAGCTAATGCCATGAAAAACCTTCCTTTATATAAAACACCAACTAACTTTCTATGTCCAGCCTGCAATCAGCCATGCCACATAATTGCCTTAGACGATTCATTTAGCTATTCTGGTACTCACTGTACAGCCGGCCAAGCTGGTATTCACTATCCATCTGATTATGGCAGTTCTGTGACTGATTGCTGCGAGGCCGATGTACCAGATGCTGAGATGGATGAACCAGATTATTATGATTACGGAGATTAATTATGCTATTACCTAAAAAGACTTCATCGGATGATATAAATATTTTCAGTGGAGAGCATAGCTATTTGAGTAACTTCTTTAAAATTGATATAATTTTTAATGGACTAACTTATTCATCAGTTGAGCATGCCTTCATAGCACATAAATCTACAGATCCTAAATGGCAGAAATTCTGTGCGATTACTAAACTTACTCCTGGACAATTAAAACGTAAGGGTAGAGAAATTCAATTACGCAGTGATTGGGAAGAAATAAAAATTTCTATAATGGAACAGCTTTTAAGAATTAAATTTTCTGCAAACCCATCTATTACAAAGAAATTACTTGATACTCATAATGGTAGATTACTTGAAGGAAATTGGTGGCATGATAACTTTTGGGGGCAATGTGGATGTGATAAGTGTTATAATAAGCCAGGAAAAAATCATTTAGGAAAATTAATTATAAAAATTCGTGATGAAATTCATATGACTATTAAGGAGTAATAAGTCATGGTAATGAAATACAAAGGTAAAACTCTTACCACCGAACAAGAAGCTCATGTCAATACCATTCTTGACGGCAATAATTATGCAATCCAAGCTCCTCCTGGAAGTGGCAAAACATTTCTGCTGCTTGCAATGGCTCGCAAAATGTCAGGATATGGACTATCCATTTCATTCAACAAACTTCTCACTCAAGAAGCAGCAACCAAATTTTCCAGCAACATAATGTGCAAGACCGGCCATGCGTTAGCCTACGGAGCCATTGGCTACAAATACAAGAAGAAGCTCAGCAAATTAACAGGCAAACAACTAGCAGATACTTTCGATATTGGAGAGTGGCAATTATACAATAGTCCAGCCAACAAGGGCTATCTCATTCTCAATACGATTCGCAAGTACTGTTATTCCAGTGACGAAGTTATTCAGTACAAACATTTGCCAAGATTAACCGCAAGACAGTTACCTGGACATTATGCGTGAAGATCTTGTACAACACGCAAATCTTGTGTTTAATGAAATGTCCGATGTTACCAAGCCTATGCCAATCACCCATGATGTTTACCTCAAAATCTGGGCACTCACAAACCCAATTATTAACAAAGACTTTATCTTCTTTGACGAATACCAAGATAGCAATCCAGTCATTGCGCAGGTTATCAAGAATCAATCTTGTCAAAAGATCTTTGTTGGCGACTGTTTCCAGCAAATCTACAGTTGGCGTGGCGCTGTTAATGCTCTCCAGGATGACAATTTAGCAAAGCTCTACATCACTAGAAGTTTCAGATTTGGTGAAAACATCGCAAGTATGGCAAACACCATAATCACTGGGTATTATCCATATCAATTCGAATATGTTCCATTTCATGGCAACGATGATGTTACTTCATCAATTCATTATGAACCCTTACCAATCGTTGATGCCATCCTCTGTCGAACAAACAAAGGAGTTATTTCAGAAACAATCGAAGCTCTTGGTAAAAATCTTTCTGTTCACATCCTAGGTGGGACGCAACAACTTACATATCTTATCAACTCTATAATTCAACTCAAGCTTCAGGGATATTCCAATCATCCAGACCTATTCCTTTTTAAGACTTTTATCGATCTTGTTGAGTATTCTAATTCTCCAATGGGCGGGGATATTAAACCCATTCTAAAGTTAATCGAACTTTATGGCAGGGAAAGATTGATATCTATTCTTGAATCAACTGTAGAAGATCCAAACGAAGCCGATGTAACCATAACTACTGCACATAAAGCCAAAGGTTTGGAATGGCCTAGAGTGAGGCTGGCCAATGATTTTAAAGTTCCCAGCGATAACAGCAACCCCACTACTGAGGAAACCAACATCTTATATGTAGCCGCATCCAGGGCACTGCATCAACTCGATGTAAGCAAATGCGAAGCCTGTTGGCCTCATACTTTTGATAAGGCTCGCAAGGTTGCCTATGAACAATGGCAAGTAGATCAAATGAGTGACTTAGATTAAAGGAGATAAATTATGAGTAAGAAAATGGCTTTAAAAGATAGACCTGTATGTCCTATTTGTAATGAATATTTAGTCTTAAATCAAGTAAGTGGTCAAAAATGTGTAACATTATTATGGTCATGTTCTTGCAATGGAAAGAAACAACAAGAAGCAATAAAGAATAAACAATTACTTCCTGATCATATATGGAATATTGATGATTAATTTAATGGAGGCTTAACCTATGAACAAGCGACAACTTAAGAAAATAATCACACTTTATAAAGAAGGTTTATCTTGTGAAATCTGCATATCTGTTATGCTTGATCTCATGCGAGATAAAAGCCCCATTGAGGTAGCAATGGCAATTCATGCTTTTTACGAATCAATATTTGATCTTGATAAAGAAAGGAGCTAAAATGAAAATTCAAGAAGGTGATAAATGTCTCAATTGTGGTGGCACATTTGGTTATGAAGAAGTAGAAAATTGTTCTTGTCACATAAATCCACCATGTAGTGCTTGTCTAGAAAACCCACTTGTATGTCTTAATTGTGGATATGACCCAGAATACTCTTTAGAAGAATGGAATAAAAAATAAAATTTTATAACGGAGCTAATTGTGATCAAACGCAAATTCTTGCCAGAACTCCTCGGAATGAACCTTTACCAGACTGGTCGTGACGAATCTTTTTATGCCTGGAATCATAAACATGCCATCAATAAAAGGCCAAACGAACTGATTTATTTTGTTACAGATGTTGGTAGAAGACTTCTAATTACTAATAAGCAATCAAGGAGATTAGAATGAGTGTTAGTGAAGCAGCAATGTTTTGTGCTGGCTTAGTTCTTGGGACTGGAATAATGTTCTTTGCTACTAGTGCTGATTTAGTTGATAGTGATAAGACAATAGCTGAACTCGAAAAGAAAGCAAACCTCATGCCCATCATAACTGTTGACGCCTTAGGCATTTGTAAAGTAACCCAAGGAGGCAAAACATACATGTTAATTGATGTTACTAATGAAACGAAAGCACTTGATAAGGTTATACAAAAGCATTAAATCAAGAGGAGAAATAATGTGCGAAAGATTACTCGAATACTTCATGCTCTTCTTACTCGCTTGTGTAGCATTCACTCTTTTTTTACACGAAAAAGTAAAAGCTCTTACGATCAGGATAGAAAAATAATGCGAATAGCTAGACTACATATTCGGAGGGTAAAATGAATAATATAAAAAATGCTTTAATCTTCATTGCATCTTTTATGGTTGTAGGCTTATTTGTCCTTCTCATTGATAAGTTGTATCCAACAACTTCGATTGATCAAGCAGCTTTGCAACCGTTCTCTAATAGAAATGTTCTTACCAGTTTGGATAAATAACTTGGTTTTAACTGTTGCTCGGATTGTTCTTGAGTCATTTAAGGCAGGATGAAAAAGAATAAAAAGAGGGCGAAAAACGCTTGACAGGGGGACGGTTTTCGGTTATTGTGTGGGGACATTTGACGGTGTTTAAAAATTCCTTAAAGCCTTAAAGGGCCTCCATCAATATAATGATTAAAGAATTAACATACGATGAACTTCATAAGAAATTCAAGTACTTTCCAGATTCAGGAATCTTAATAGCTAAAGAAAATGATTCTTTAGTTGGAAAGATAAATTATGCTGGATATTTAAACGTTTTTTTAAATGGAAGAATTTATGGAGTTCATCGTATAGTTTATTTTATGTATTATGGATATATGCCAAAAGGCCATATTGACCATATTAATAGAATTAGAAATGATAATAGAATAAAAAATTTACGTGAAGTTTTTGCTTCGGAAAATGCTAAAAATAGAGGTAATGGAAAGACAAATAAATCTGGAATTATTGGGATAAGATGGCTTGGGCATGTAAAACGTTGGAAAGTATATATTACTTTTAAAGGAAAATTAATTCATATAGGAAATTTTAAGTTTTTTATTAATGCAGCAAAAGCTAGATTATATGCAGAGAATATATTTAATTATACTTCGCATACTATTGAAAGTCCAGCAGCAAAATTTTTAAAAAGTATAAACTTTGCTAAATTTTTAGATGGAGAATCAAATAGTGTTTCATCCGAATGGAGGTTTTTTTGCCTAGAACGCAAGAAGATTCTTGATCAACTTG